TACCTACGGCCGGAGAGGCCCATAGGACAATTATCACGTCTGTGGTTGGATATTGTTAACGAAAAAGATGCGACAAAACATCTCCTCCTACCTAACGGTATTGAGGTACCTGTCGCACTCTTAAACGCACTTTATAATAATGTCTTGATGGCACCTGAAGGCAAGATGGGCGACATCAGAGCGTCCCAGTACATTACTGCCAATCAATTCCTCAAGACTTACACAACGCGTGTTACAATAGACAACCAAGTTGCAACTATGGTTGCTGCGGTTGAGTATACTCTAGCAACCTATACCCAATTGATTGCTGATGCGCAAGGGGTCTGCGCTCGAAGGAACGTGTTCCTGTCAATTTGGGGTTCAATGTACTATACCACCATATGGTTAGTCCACTATATGGTCAGTTGTATTATTAGCGCATGCTGTTGCCGCCAGAGGCCACAGACTACGACCCGTCGACCTATTCGTAGGCGTAATGCGGGTATTGACGCAACTGAACTTGGGACTACACCAACGCGGCCACGTGTCATCGCATCACGGCCGCCGTTGAATGTCACGACAAGTGGTGCATACGTCATTGACGGTCGAAATATAGCTGACGACTTACAGCCAGATATCCGAACCATAACGGTTCATGCTCCTGGGCCGCTTTCAGCTACTCCAGTCACGTACGACAGTTCCGTTAATTCCATCATCGCCACCTTGGACACGCGTGCATTTCCTATACCGAACCCAGTGTCGCTAACCACATTTCAGAAGCTACAACAATTCACACCATTGTTTTGGAATAGACTATTTCCCTCCGTACACGCCGTTTTCACTCCCACGGACTTCAAAATTTGGAATTCTAGGTTTCCACCGGCATCAAGAGTGCGGCACGAGAAAGCGTTTAGAACATCGAGTGGCAGCATAAGTAAACATATTGCTGCCAAACGGAACGCATTCCTCAAAGGTGAAATATTCTTTGATTCGACCAAAACCGCTCGATTGATTACAGCAGTACCTGATGAAATTAAGGTAATGATCGGACCATATTGCCACCAATTATCTCACGTTATATCCAGCCGCTTGAATGGCCAGCACTTCTACGCTCCAGGCAAAACTACCACGCAACTTGGTAGATTTTACCAAACAGAGAAGATGTCGTATGGTACTGACATGTCCCGTTTTGACAGTTGTATCACTGCGACGTATATGACGCTGATGTTGAGTTTGTTCCGCCATTTCAATTTCCCAGAGAATATCATGACTATCATGAAAGATACCATCAATCAACGGTTGTACTTCCGCAATGGTTTATTAGTAACACCCTTGGTACCTCGTCTCTCCAGTGGAATAAATTACACCACTTTGGAGAACACGATGTGTTCATTGCTACTTCATTCTTTCGCACTAGAGTTACATCAGCAGCACGACTACACGATATGTTGTGGGGGCGACGACGTTTTATTGCAAGGCGTTGAAGACCCACAGTTTTCGATAACATTGCGCGAGTTGGGGTTTATGCCCAGACTCACAAGTTACGCACCCGGAAGAGGTAGGTTCTATAGCGGCTTTTATTTACCGACCGACTTAGGACTTACGTTAACACCACTAATAGGCAAGTGCTTCCAGAAACTGGGGATGACTACACGCGCAGCCACTGACGAGGCGTGGTGGCGTGGAGTTCTTATGTGTTATAAACGTGCTTTTAACCACGTTCCCAGAGTAGTGGACAT